TGTAGCACCTTTGACACTTAATGCACCGACTGCTTGTGTATCATGCACTCCATCTGATTTTGTATAGATATTTGCAGCCTGAATAGAATAATCGCCAGCAACTTTAACTTTCATGTCACCACCAACAGCTAAAGTTAAATCTGTTGCCACTCCGATGTCAGCATTGTTTCCAACTCTTACTGTAGCATTTTGTTCAACCTGAATGTTTGCGTCTGTTCTAGAATAGATGTTTGCATTACCATCAACAGTGATGTTTAGTTCACCTGATACATGAACACAACCATTCTTTTCCATTAATACAAAGTTATCACCAACTATGTAATTAACCTGAGTTCCGTTTGGATCAATCTCAGAAAATGTACCTGAACGATGATATGTATTAATTCGTTCATATCCTGGAGTATCATCAAACTCTTGAATGTGTCCTGATTCAGTTTCAAGAACTTTATTAAATGGATACTTTGCACCATAAGGTGCTTCTGGTTGATCCCATGAACCTAAATCTAATGCTCTTGGTATCCCACGAACACGAAGTGCGTCTTTTCTTTTTACGACAGTTCCTTCAATAATACCACGAGCCAAACGATTTGTGTCTGGTTCACCGATGTATTCTTTTAACGGATACTTATTATTTGGATCTCTAAATCCAGTAGTAAATGAACCAGTTTCAATACTCTTTTGTGATGGTCTTGGAGTGGTATCATTACCATCTTTTGGTGGCTCTGGTGTTGGTTGTCCAGCATCTTTTTCTACACCACCAGTACCCTCTTTGCCATAAAAATATTCATAGTAAGATTGTTTAATTGCTGCAATATCAGGAGTGTTTACACCAACTGCCTTCTTAGCTGCAAGAAAGAAATCTGGATGTCTAGTTGATTCAACACCTTTAACTCTATCTTTAATATACAATGCAGCAACCAGTGCTGATACATTAATATCAGTATCAAGAGAATCTGGATTATTGACAATGTCTAAATTTAATCCAGTGGCATTGGCTAGGTTTTGATATCTTTGATAGTTGGCACGACCAGTTAATTGGATAAATCCACGACCGAAATACTTACCACCATCGGCATCTGTAAGATTACCTAAGAAACCTTTACCTCGTTTTGTTGGTCCATATGCCCAAGAGAAAAACTGTTCTCTTGTTACACCTTTTTTGGTGGCATCTGAATATGTAGCAATATCTTCTGGAGTGGCAAATGAATAAACTTGTTTTAATCTGTTTGGACTATAATTAAAATTCTCTAATTGCGGTATCCATTTTGATTCACCACCAGCAATACCCAATAAAGCACACTTCTGTTCTTTGGTAGTCAATCCTACTTTATCGCATGCTGCAATTAGTGCTTTAATGCCTTCTGCTGATTTTGATGGATTTGACGATGACTTTGCTGGAGGTAGTGTTGGTATTGAGGTGTTTGTTGAAGTCTGTTTAACAGGTGTACTAGCAGAAGAGCCAGTAGTTACTGGTGTTCCAGATCCAGACAAAACAGGATTACCAGAGCCATCTCTTAAAACATTTTCAAATACTCTACTTTGGCTAACTGCGTTTAAGTTAGTTGGTGGATCTTCAAACTTAAGAATATTCTCACCATAATTTACAACGGCATTACTAATTGTAATTTGTGTACCACTATTAATAGAAACAATAAATGTTTCTGCTGGAATACCAAATGCCAATACTTTCATATTGGCTTTTAATACTGATGTTAAATTAGTCGAACCATTTTCTGGATCGTATAATGTTAATATTTTTCCATTGGTTGGACCAGGAACTGTTCTTAGTTCAATATTTTCTGTTTTAGTGGATCCAGCAATTGGACCACTATCATCAGCATCGACTGGTGCTGGCGCATTAGGAATACCACCAACAGTACCAATTATAATAGGTTGTTGTTGACTTTCATCAGCAAAGATAATAATTACAGATGTTCCCTCTACTGGACCAATCGGAGATTGTCCAATACCATTCATTGCAGCTGATGTGACGGGCTGAACTGGAACTGCCCATGGAAGATCCGCTGTAGGAAGTTGTGACTTATCATGAGTGTGTAATCCCACCACACGAACTTGGCAACGACCAAGTCTTAATGGATCACTTCTATTTTCTACAACACCATAGTAAAAATTCATTATTTTGTCCTGTTCATATCCATCATAGATGATTCTTTAATAATTTCCATATAACACTCATGTTTTTCTCTATCAACATAATGATTGATAGCTGCAATAATGTAATTTCCAGAGAACATTTTATCAGTGGTATCACCATCCTTCTTTGACAGTGGTTCTATTCTTTTAAGATCTAGTTTAATCTTTTGTCCAACAGTATAATCGCATCTTCCTGGAACTGTAATATTAATTTTATTTGCTTCTGCTAGTTTTAGTAGCGAAATTCTTTCTTGATTTGATTTAGCATTAGTCACATCACCAAATCCATTAAAGTTTCCAAAGTTTTTTGGATAGTTAATAATTCTTGATGCTGCTCTAAAAATTGAACGATCTGAATTAATAGGATATTTGTTTAGATGTTTCTGTTGTTCAAATCGCTGAAACATATTATAGTTTTTGGCACTATATGTTTTCTTTGTTACATCATAAGATACTTGTCTTGATGAAAGCATTCCTGAACGAATGCGATCCATATAATCAAATGATGTTGGTATGCTAATCTCAAGAATACGCTTAAAATCTTTTTCTGGATTTCTTACACTACCACCACCTGGACGATCGTCACGAGTATATTTGTCATAAACAAAATCTTGAAATACAGCATTTGTATAAAGTCGTTCTAAACTAATAAAATAAAATCCATCACGATTTTCAAAGAACACATAGCTCGGCGATCTATTAGTATTAATAGCAGTATCTGCAAGATACATAATGTTTTCGATCGGTGTCCAATAATTAGAAATATATTTTGTATTATTTAATGTCTCTTCAATAAAAACTTTCTTATCAGATTCTAAACCAAATGTTTTGTCTTTAATAAATGGCTCAATCATTTTAGAAATTTTATCACCAAACACACGACTAGTTTTTTTGTTTAAATCTACAACAGCTTCTACAGAAATAAAATGTAATTGATAAACAACTGATTTGTCTCCAGACATTTCTCTGTTAGTCATTTTATAAATGTAATATTTACCTTTGATATTATTCTTATCAAGAGTGGGAGTACTAATTTCTAACTCAAGATATTCTTCTCCAATAAATGGAAATAGATTAACTAAATCTAAAGAGTCTTTTAAAATTAAACTGCCAGTAATAAATGGTGCGAAAAGATCTTCATAAAATTGAACATTAATTACTTGTGCACCAACATCTTGATAAAAACCCTTTGCGGTAATTATCTTAACTTTATCGATGGTGACATCACCAGCAAATCTCAATACTTGACTAGATTTCATTACAATAGATCTTTATAATCTGTGAGAATTTTATTAATAATTTGAGGAGAGATAATTTTTATTCTTCGTTTTTCTTCATTTTGATCTCTAAACCATTGTATGTTTGTAACATCAACTGCGCCTACTACATCTGAATTAACATTATATCCTGCAGCATTTACATAGTGGTGACTATAATTTTCACGACCAGTAGTTTTAACTGTCACTGTCCCACCAGCAGTACCAGTTGGAGCCGACGCTACATTAAAGGTAAATGTATTCGCTGTTACTGATGTTACGGTATATGTTCCATTTGGGGCATTTGTAGTAGCAGTTGCACCTGATAAAGTAACTGTTGTAGTTGGCGAAGATAGTAATCCATGAATGGCTTTAGTTACTGTTATTGTTGTGCCACTGTATGACCAACTCGTTGCAGTAAAAGATGGATTAAATACTGCTTTACCTGCTTCAACCAATTCTAGTTCTGGTAAAGGAAAGTCTGTCAGATAATCATATCGTTGATTTGCCAACATAATAATCCAATGATATTCTGGATTACCATAAATCTTTTCTGCGATAATTTCTGGAGTTTCTCCATCTACAATATCATACTCGTCATATACAGCAATATTATCTAAAACCTCTTTTCGAAAACGAACATTTTGTGTGATGTCTCTTACAATTGAAGTTTTTGTTTCGTTTGTTCCATAACGAAAGTCGTATAAAAATTCTGGAAATTCTTTGAAGTACAGTTCTCTAAAGTTCATTGTTACATTAATCTGAGTTGGCATACCATTATCAAATGTAGTAAAGTTACCATTCGGAGTATAGTTGATACTCATTTCTGTCAGCACACAAGATGTATGACGATGTAAATTCCTATTTTCTAATCCACTTTGATAGTAAAAAATATCAAATTCAGAAGGGTAAATATAAACAAAATTATTTGAGTCCTTAAACTCTGGGTGCATGTGATATTTAAACTCGTAAATAATACGCATCACATTTTCTGCTTCAGCTGCACTTCTTGGGAAGAACTGATAATCAAACTGAAATGTTCTAAAATCTACACCTTTAAATACTTGTTCTTTCTTTGGGTTTGCTGCTAATCCAGTTGCAGCTGATAGTGCTGCAGCACCTGGACCTTTTGCTAACATAAGATTTGTTACTGCAGCTTGTGCTGGTTCAGCAAGATCTTTAGCCTTACCACCACCAGCAGTGGCTTTTAAAATCTCTTCAATACCAGTAGAAGCCATCGCCATCGCTAATGTATCTTCTTCTGAATACTGCATACCATAACGAATTTGTAATTGATTTGGAACATGAAGTGCTATGGCAGTCTTTAATCGTTTTTGAGCACGATTTGCAGATGCAGCATAATTCGCAGTGGCTCCAGCACCAACAGTGGCTAATGCAGCTGCGCCAGCAGAAGCACCACCAATACCTAATGCCTTACCAAGTAGTGCACCACCAGCATTAAGAGTAGCACTTGCTGCAAATAACTTAGTTCTATCTAAATTTTGTGCAACAAAATCTCCACGATCTCTTGGTGGAATTTCTTTAACGAATTGATCCTCTCCAAGTTCTTTTGCTAACTTAGAATCAACAGCGATGTTAATGTAAAATACAACATAGTTTCCACCATAACGATTATCAGAAGCCATTAAATCGTCTGGGTATGAGTGGCTTTTTACTTCATATTTGTTTAAATCGCCATTCTTTTCAAATTCTCTTGGACCACCTCGTTTGGTGTAGAGATTTGTTTTTGCTGAATCGATAGCATTGTCGATTCTGCGGATATCTGCTTGACTAGCCATTTTTTGCCTTTTGACCTAAATAAACGGAGTTTATCCT